GCGGATGGAAGGCCATAATATGTATTCCTAAATATGAAACGTGTTAGATTTGGACAGGTTATCGCTAGCGTTCAAGATTTGAAGATTAGCGGGAACGTGGAGACCGGAAACCAAAGGATGGTTAAGCGGTACGGTATGGTCTACGTGGAAAGGCCAACCGAAGATTGTTTCTAGAGTCTTGGCGTCTTCGTAGAAGGCTGCGATTTCGGCATAGTTGACCCAAGGCGGGGTAGCGTTGATAAGAGCTGCGCGCCGTTTGGCCTGCTTCGCAGCGGTCTTATGTGGATTAGCTGCTCTATACGCCTTTGCATACTCCAGTCTTGCGGTGCGCAGCTTTGACTTATTAGCCGCATAGTACGCCGCGTCTCTGGCTTTGCAGGCGTCTACATTTTCCTTGCGGTAAGAAGCCTGCTTTGCTCTTACTACATCTTTGTTATCCGCATACCACGCTGCCTTAATAGCGGGCATAACATCCTTAAGACGTTCCCTACGCGCTTTATGGTACTCAGACGCAGTGTCCTTATTGGCTTCGTAATTTGCTTTACTTATCGAGAGTCTGTGTTCTCTATTGGCATCGTAGTTTTCTCTCTGTTTAGCCACTACCTTAGCCCTATTTGCTACGTAGTACGCTGCGGTACACTCTTTGCAACGGGTCTGATAACCATCCTTGTTAGCCTTTGCAAGACTGAACATAACAAAGGGTCGCTCAGTCTTACAGATATTGCATGTCTTCATGAACGCCCTTTAGTATGTTAGGAGTCCCGAATTAACGGGACACTACTTTAGCTACCGTACGCTGCGCCGGTAATTTGCGCTGCAGCGAGGTTACGGCGCTTAGCCCAGTTTATAAACTGTCCGATCCTAATCGCGACCAAGCCATTTTGGAACATACTCACAGGAGTACTAGCAGCACCAGCCGGGTTGCTGTCCATGATGATGGAAGCCTCACGCGAGATATCAATTTGCGGACCCGCGTCCTCTGAGAGGTACACTTCGTCTTGAATCAGCAATTGAATAACCGTACCAGCAACGTTATTCGACGTGATAACCTTAATACCCATGAGGTAGCCGCCTTCCATCGTCAGATTCGGGAAAGCGAGGACACCAAGGGGAGTAAGCATCGAACCAATAGCAAGAGCGCGTGCCGGGGACATAACCAGCACAGCCGAACTAAGGTTATAGTTAGCCGCGATAGTCGGGGCCAAGAGCGCTTGAACGTCCTTACGAAGCGACTCGTAATCCGTACCCGTAGCGACCACAGCAGCAGCACCGTTCATCATGCCAGCAGGCGAGACGTTAGCGACAGCGGCAGCAGCACCGAGGAACGTGGTATCAATGCCTTGCGCCGTAGCCTTAATCAAGTCAGCTTGCACGAGAGCTTCAGCAGCCGGATTCGAGAAACGGATAATTTCATCCGAGAGAATCGATAGCGCATAGACCTTGCTCCACGTCAGGAACACGGCATTAAACGCAGCGGACGTAACCGGAGCAGGTGCAGCTTCACCAACCCAGCCCACCGATTGACCACCAGTTTGGCCCGCGATACGAACGTTAAACGGAACCTTGCGCGCGGAGAGACGACCAACCACGGTTTGCGGGTACAGCAGTTCGATAAAGTCACCGCCATACGTTTCCGGGTACACCAAGTTACCGGCCCATGCCGCAACGGTCGTAGAGCCTGCCGCTACAGCAGCCTTAACGATGCCATTAACTACAGCGTCGTCTTTGTAGTGTGCTTCTGCGAGCGACTTAGCCAACGACAAATCGCCCTTGGCCTTGGCGAGAATCATCGCGGTACGCGTGAAAGCCGAACCCTTCGGAGCGTTGCTCTTGACCGTGATAACCGGCTCAACAGCGGTAGTCGTAACCGTAGCCACTGCAACAGCTTGAGCAGCCATCGACTTTTCAACGGTCTTCAGGCGGGCCAGTTCTTCCGCGCCATCCGAAAGTTCCTTTTCGTATGCCTTGAATTGCGTCACTTCCTCGTCCGTAAGCTTAACGTCGCCATCAATTGACTTGATAACCAGTGCGTTGCGGGCTTCTTCTGCGGCAGCGAGGCTCTTTTGCAGGGCGATGATTTTTTCAGCGATTTTCAATTTGTAATCCTTAATAATAACGTCGCGACAAAAGGTCCGACATGGACAGACGCGGGGTTTTTACAACGGGTTGAACGGGGTTTTCGCCCGTTACTTCTGGTACTTCGGTTACTGACGTAACCTCAGCGGCTTCGAGACTCTTGAACGCGGTAATCACTGCTTCTGGATTGCACGGGATAGCCACAAGGGACAACTCGTGTACGTCTGCTTTTGTAAAGCGAACGCCCATATCCTTCCCAAGCGCTTCGTATTCGCTGGGAATGAATCCGATAGAGACGCCTTTGATAAGGCCGCTCTTTACGCTATGCCACGCCTCGTCTGTGCGCTGCTTAACTACGCCTTCCTCGTCAACCTTGGCAATCTTCGCTACGAAGGGGAGACCCTTAGCCGTAGGCTGGCCGAATTGCACAGTACCTACGGGCTGCGAATGGTCGTGATTAAGGAGTAGCGGTGCGTCAGGCGCAAAGGAGAGGCCCATAGGCTCTACAACGTCCTTAACGCGGTCCAATGCGGGCGTACTGGCAATGCCAACAATCTCCCGCGCGTCTTCTGAGACGCTTTTAATAGTGATTGCGCTAAACGCGCGGTTAGTTTTCATTCGTTATCCTTAGTAGACCATCGGTGCGCCTATATCCTCGTCTCCTGCTGCCAGCACCACAGCACCAGCCGCCATAACCATCGCTACAAGCGGGTCAATACGCCCTGTAGCCTTCTGTTTGTCCAACTTGCGATTCCCTGCAGGATCTTTAATCACAACCCCGTTAGCAGCCGCCATAGTCAGTACTGGGTGCATGCCGTGGGCTACCTGAGAATTGAGTAGCCACTCCTCTACAACGTCCATTGCGGGGCTAATGCTCATGTACCCCTGTCCGAACTCCACGAGAGGAAGTAAGCCGCCTTCTGACGCGGGTATCTCCGTATCAATGCCAATATCAGCGAACTCTTTCTTAAGTAGATCAATACGCCAACGGTCAAACGCGATAGAGTGGATGTTTAGGCCGGAGCAAATCTCCGCAATGTCGCGGGCCACGAACTCATAGTCCACGGTCTTACCGGGAGTCGTGCGTAAGTAGCCTTGCTTAACCCACATGTCGTAAGGTGTACGGTCTTTATGCGCTCTATCCCGTAAGCCATCTTCTGGAGTCCATGCGTAAGTATGTGTTTGCCATACACCAGCCACCTTACCCACTAGGACCAACGCGGTTAAGTCGGTACGTGCTGATAGATCAAGGCCGCCATAGACCAAGGTGTTTCTATCGAACGGGAGCGGGGCTGCAGCGTTAGCCTTCCATACATCGCGCGAGATAAACGGAGAATTGACGGATACTCTTTGATTCAAGAGCAAGTTACGTACTGTGTTCTCCATAGACGGCATACGCGCCGCCTGCTTCATCTGTTCTTCTAGGTCCGGCAGAGACCGGAATAAGCCTAGAGCCGGGTTAGCATCCACCCATGCTTGCCTATCGTCTAACTCCGCGTCAGCATCAGCACAATACAGGTGACACACGATACGCGGGTCTCCGCTAGCCTCCGCATCGTCTAGCCAGATAGACAGCAAGTCCGCATCCGACGCAGCCTGTGTGCTAAGTGCGATAAGCAACGGGTTAGCATGTGCGCCCTGTGACGTTGTGATAGCGTCAATAAAGTCGGACTGTGGGCCTACGATCTGCCCAATCTCGTCTAGGATTGCGAGTGCGGGGGATAGACCGTGTGCGGTCTTAGCTTCAGCCGATAGCGCGCGGTATTCCACGTTAAACCTACGACCTACTAGACGCTTACCGGAAGGCATGATGCTTACCAACGGCTGCAGCGTAGGCGATAAAGACACCATTTTTGCGGCTAGGTTAAACACTAGCGCGGCTTGGTCTCGTGACATTGCTCCGGATACGATCTGGCTATTAAGCACAGCTTCCGGACCTGTCAGGTGTACGAGCAGAATAAATGCTATCGTTGCACTTTTCGCGTTCTTTCTGGCAATGCTAAATAGTGCCTTGCGCGTAATTGCAACGTTGTCATAGACGGAGTAGAAAAACGCTTCCTGGAAATCAGCTAGCTTTACCTTCTGTCCGACCAACGCCCCTTCCGGGATAACGCAATTACGCTCAATGAAGTACATAGCCCGCTCAGCACGGGTAAGGTCATCATAGGGGAGGCCGCGCCACGCCCTAAGTACGGGAATGGGGCCGCACTTGTACGGGTTAGCCAATAGGTATCCTTATTAATCAGACCGCGCGTAGCCTAGGAATGCTTGGGTCGTCCTCAACCTCGCGAGCGGCAATATCTACGGTCAGCTTGTTACCCGCGTCCCGGCTGCGGCCTTGCGTAGCTTCTGCGTGGACGTGTACAGCCTTGGACAGTGCGATAACTCTACGGGTCATTACTTCGAGTAGGTTATGTTTAGGGTTAAGCGTTACAGTGCCCTTAGCATTAACCAGGGTATCGCCTTCCTTTGCAATCTCATTGAGCAACCTGTTAATCCCGCTTTGCGTGCGTGCCAAGGTTGCTGCTAAGGCTAAGTCCGCTGGGTTCCATGTGGTGCTAGCTCTAGCCTCTACAATCGCATTCCAGAACGGGATAGACTCGTCTGGTAGATCAATATGAGATGGCGGGCGAATCGGGCCTAGGGCTGCTGCCTGTGCTGCTGCGACTGCGGTAGTTACCGAGTCCGATCTAATACGGGCCATATGGACTCCTATATAATGGGCTACGCGCGTGCGCGCACAATAGCACTACGGATAACGCCTAAGAGTAGGCCGGTATGCGTAGGACTGCTTTACAGCCTCGTAGAGCGGTTTTAGGCCGGGATGGGTATGCAGGTAGCCATAAAGGCAAACTAGCCCGTTGTGGGCGATTCTGGAGCGAATGCGGAGGATTCCTAAGCGATTCGTTTGCTTTTTCGTGGACTTAGCAATAAAGCGAAGGTACCTGTCGGTGTCCCAGCCTAAATGTGATCTATTCGCATCCACCCCCCGTAATGCTACACATTCTCATCTACCATTCAATGCGATTGATTCTCATCTATATATCTAATGAGATTGATTCGTATCTACATTGGATTGATGCGTAGACCACAGGCGTAGCCTGAACGGACCACATGTAGCTAAGCCGCTATGCACGCTAGTGCGTACGGCGCTATACCGCTAGTGGGCCGGATTGGTACGGTGTATGGATGGAGTACAGCAGAACTACTGTATATACAATCTTCGATTGATTAACTACATGTATCTTCACTGATAACTACGTAGCCGTTATCTTTGCAATACTGTTTAGCATCATCGATACTATGGAAACAACCA